ACTCCTTTTTTCTTTTCCTTATCTTTCTTTTTACCCGTAGTACCTTTACGTGTTTGCACTTTACCTGTAGGTGTAAAGACTCTTGCATCATTATTTGCAATTGTATCACCAGAACTAATATTTTGTGCTGCAGCATTAGGACCATATACAGTGTGTAAAGTAGGACCATCACCAAATGCGCCATCTGTACCAGCACCTGAAGTCATATTCTCTAGGAGCTTAAAAAATCTCTTCTCAAATTTACCGGTTGATTCCATACATTAGTATTTATAATATATAGATGGAATTGCTAAAAAAGTATATTGAAGAAATTACTAAAGATCTTCAATTAGATGACTTTAATATCAAAGAATCACAAATGAGATTACCTGCTCGTAAGCATTTTTGGGTGGCTCGTTTAATAGAAGCAAAAATTAAACGTAGTACTCTTTACAAAGAAAAGAAAAAACTTAAAAAAGAGGTAGTTAAAAAGGTAATATCTGATTCTCCGGTTCGAATAAGTCAATCTGCTGCTGAATCTGCTGCAGAACGTCATGATTCTATAAGTAACTTGAATGATTCTATAAATGAACAAGATTCTATTATTGAATATCTTGAAAAAGTAGAAAAGATCATGGGTCAAATGCACTGGGAGATAAAAAACATCATAGATATTAATAAAATGGAGCAACTTTAATGCTTACGTTTGATTATAGCCCCGGTAAAAGAAAGATTCAGCTTAAAACTGATGATAAAGACCTATTTGATAGATTAAGAGAGCATTTTAGTGTCGAGAACGATGGAGCTCGGTTTGCAAGATATAGAGGTCGCTTTGCTGCACGACGTAAATACGCTATAACTGGTACAGGAGCTTGTGAAGTCGGGCTATACTGGGAGATTAGACAATACTTGATTAACAATCAGATCAAAATTGATATTGAAATAACAGATAAACTACAAAAAGTATTAAAAGTAGGTAAAGATATAGAGCTATATAAAGACTTTACACTTACATTGCGTGAATATCAGGAAGATGTAATTAAAAGAGCTTTAAAACTAGGTAGAGGTACATGTGTATTAGGCACCGGTGCCGGAAAAACACTAACAACTGCTGCTTTAATTGAAAATTACTTTCAATCTTGTCCGGATAAAGATACTTTTAAGTGTGTCGTACTAGTACCTGACCTTGGACTAGTGACTCAAACGTATGATGAGTTTATAAGTTGCGGTACAACCTTTAAACTTACTAAATGGACTGGTAAAACTAAACCAGATCTAACTGCAAATGTTGTTATTTGTAATATAGGAATAGTTCAAAGTCAGTTTGAAACTAGCGATTGGTTAAAATACATTGATTTACTTATAGTAGATGAGTGTCATAAGATTAAATCATCAAATAAGATCAGTAAAATCGTATCTAAGATAACTACACATAACAAATATGGATTTACAGGTACTCTTCCGGAGAATAACTTAGATAAGTGGTCGATTATAGGTAAATTAGGACCTGTTATATATGAGAAGTCGAGTTACGAACTTAGATTAGAAGATTATTTAGCAAATGTTAATGTGAAGGTGTTAAATCTTGAGTATAATACACCTCCTAGGTATCTTTCTGATAATGCCTACAAAGAAGAGTTAGATTTTATATATGAAAGTCATTTTCGTAACACGTTTTTAACTAAATTATGCGGTAAATTAGAGAATAACACCCTTATACTTGTTAATCATATAGCTCAAGGGGTAAATCTTTCCGAATATCTTACTCAATGCGAAAATAAACAAATTTACTTTATTAGAGGTGAGGTAGAAGTAGAGACTCGTGAAGATATAAAGAGAATAATGGAGAAGGATAATAATGTTATATGTGTAGCAATGAGTTCTATCTTTTCTACCGGGGTTAACATCAAGAATCTACATAATATTATATTTGCTGCAGGAGGAAAGTCGTTTATTCGTACAGTTCAGTCAGTAGGACGTGGATTACGTAAACATACCTCAAAAAACAAGCTTATTATATTTGATATATGCGATCAGTTAAGATATGGTATAAGACATTGTGAAAAACGTAAAGAAATATACGATGCTGAGAAGATAAAGTATACAGAAACTAACATCGTTGAAAAATAAAAATTATACATTATAATTAAACAAATGGCCGGAAAAGAAAAAAAACCATACTATATTGAACCTAAAGTCTTTAAAGAGTCTTTGCAAAAGTATTATGATAGTGATATATTAACAGATGATTTAGCAGAAAATATTAAAAAAATTGCTTATGGTCTAAGTTATAATGCATCGTTTATCAATTACACATATAAAGACGATATGATTGGAGACGCTCTTATTAAAATGTACTCTGCTTTAAAGCATAAAAAGTTTAACTTTGAAAAAGCTACTAATCCTTTTTCTTATTTTACTACTATAGCTTATCATGCATTTATTAACAGGATAAAGAAAGAAAAAAAGCATCATGAAGCAGTTACTAAGTATAAAGAAAGAGTATACGAAGATTTTATGACCAATCCTGAAAATACTCATGGTCATGTATATGTAAAACCCCCTGACGAAGAAAATTCTTTTGAAGATCAATAAGCCCAGAATTGGTATTTTTTCAGATCTTCATCTAGGAGTACATTCTAACAGTTCTGAATGGCATAATTATGCCGTAGAATGGGCTCACTGGTTTAAAGAAGAGTGTAAACGAAAAAATATTAAAGATTTAATCTTTTGTGGTGATTGGCACCATAATAGAAGTGAAATCTCTGTTAATACGTTACAGGTATCTGCAGATATATTGGATATACTAAGTGATTTTAATATTATTGCGATCACCGGTAATCATGACATCTACTATAAACATAGAACAGATGTTAATTCACTATCTATTTTCAAGAAGCGTAAAAATGTTACTATTTTAGACAAGTTCGATACGATTGAAGCTTTTGATCGTACCATAACCTTCTGTCCTTGGAACACAAACGTTAAAGATATACCTGAAAGTGATATAGTCTTTGGCCATTTTGAGATTGAAACGTTCAAGATGAATTCTTATAAGGTTTGTGAAGAAGGACTTAAGGTAAAGGATTTATTGAAGAAGAGTCCGTTAGTTGTATCAGGGCATTTTCATACAAGACATGAAAAGAAGTTTGGTAAAGGAACGATATTGTATGTTGGTAACCCCTTTCAAATGGATTTTGGTGATGCAGATAATCAAAAAGGTTATTATGTATTAGATTTAGATACTTTAGAGTATGAGTTTACACCTAATAACATATCACCTAACTATATGAAAGTATCGTTGAGTGAATTAGTTCGTGAAAAGGCTATTACAAAAAATATCGTTAATATGTTTGCTGGAAATATAACCAAACTAAAGGTTGATAGAAATATATCTCAAGCTGATATGGATATTCTTTTAAAGAAGTTAACTATGCTCAAGCCAGAGGTCTTAACAGTTGACTATGATATAAATTTTAATCGGTTAATTGATGATACAGATAATAAGGAAGATCTATCAGGTATTGATATACCACAAGCTATAGAAGAGTTCGTCAACCTACTTGAAATTAAGAATAAAAAGGAGATAATAGACTACACGCTTGGTTTATATGAAAAAAGTAAACTTTAAAAAGATTAGTATAGTAAATTTTTTATCAGTTGGTGAAAAGCCTGTAACAGTAGAGTTTAGTAAAGGTCTTCATGTTATTACCGGTAAGAATAAAGATAAGCCTGATAGACGTAATGCTATAGGTAAGAGTACTATTGCTGATGCTATTTATTTTGCTATTTTTGGTGAAACGTTAAGAGAGTTAAAGAAGGATCTTATACCTAATAACCTAACTAATGGTAAAACTCATATTGAATTAGACTTTGAGCTAGATTCAACTAAGGGAGTTAATCAATATAAAATTATACGAACTCTATCTCCGTCTAAGGTAACTATTTTTAAGGACGGTGTTGATAGAACACGAGATAGTATCAAGAATACTACAGCATACATCAATAGCGTATTAAGCGCTTCTCCATCAATCTTTCAAAACTGTGTTATTATGACAGTTAATAATGCAGTTCCATTTATGGCTAAAAATAAAATTGAAAAACGAAAGTTTATTGAAGATATTTTTGGTATGGAAATTTTTAGTACTATGTTAACAGCATTACGTACTGAATATAATGAGATATCTAAGGAGCATGACACGCAGTTAACTAAATTAGAAGAGATTGAAAAAGCCTATAAAAATTATGAAGACCAAAAACAGCGTATCTTGCAAACGAGAAAGGATAAGAAAGAAAAATACCTTGGTCGTCAAAAAGATAATACCGAAGAGAAAGAAAAACTAGAAAGTGAGTTAGATCAAGTTGAGGAAATAAATGTAGAAAAGATCAAAACACAAATATCTGCTCTTGAAGAAGCAGCTCAAGATCAAGACTTAAGAATTGAAACTAATTTAGAGGCTGTTGCTCGTAATAAAGCTTTAGCCGCTACAAGAAAGGAAACATATAAAAAGATGGGTACAGATGAAGAAAAATGTCCTGTCTGTCTTAGGTCTATGGAAGATCATGATAGTGATCTTATAGCTAAAGAGAAAGAAAAGCTTAAAGAAATGATTCATGAAGCTGTTGAAGACATCAAAAACTATTCTGATGGGTTAAAGGAACTAAGAGTAAAGAAAGATAGATTTTTAAAAGCAATTAGTCAGTGTCAAAATAAAATATCAGAAGCTAGACTACAAGAACAAAACAAGAAGAACATTGAACAAAGAATAGAGCAGTTGGATAAATGGCAAGAAGAGTTAGAAGGTGACTTAGAGGCTATTGAGTCAACAGATACAGATTTTGATCAGTTAATTATCGAAACAAAGTCACGTGTTAATAAGTTAGCTAAGAAAGTTAAAGAGCATAGAGAAGAATTAGC